GTATGTCGTCTGCGTTTCCTCGAGCTCGAACCGGCTGAAGACCTCACGAGCTCCTGGCGTGTCGTTGATTGAGAGGATGAAGCGGCCTCGGATCCGTGCAAGCTGCTCGGCGAGCTGCTCGAAGTCATCGCGGCCGAACTGGTCGCCATAGTCCTGCTCGCAGCCCCAGTACGGCGGATCCAGGTAGAAGAGCGTGCCCGGGCGGTCGTACTTCTCAATGAACGTCGCGTAGGGCAGGCGCTCGATCTGCACCGGCGCTAGGCGCTCGTGCAGATCTTCGAGGACCGGGCCGAGCCTGGTCACATCGAACCGCGCCGGGCCGTCCATGACCATTCCATAGTTGCGGCCGACGACCTTCCCGCCGAACGCGGTCCGCTGCAGGTAGAGAAACCGCGCCGCTCGCTCGAGATCCGTCAACGTCGACGGGTCCGTGCGCATCAGCCGCTCGAATCCGGCTCGGGTGGTGAGCTGGAAGCGCAGCATGTCCATGAACGCGACATAGTGGCGCTGCAGGATCCGGAAGAACGTCGTGACGTCTTCGCTGATGTCGTTGATGACTTCGCACTTCGGCCGCTTCGATCGGCGCAGGAAAACGCCGCCCATACCGACGAAAGGCTCGGCATAGGCCACGTGCGGGGTCGCATCGATGATTGAGCACAAGCGGCGCGCCAGGTTGCGCTTGCCGCCGAGGTAAGGTGCAGCCGGTACCACCGGCTTAACCGTCTCCGTTGAGAAATCCATGAGGGTTTGAATCCGAACTGTCCCCGCCCGGTGCACGGGTGCGGGGCGTTGCGGCTAGGCCAGCCGCGCGTGACGAGTGTCAGCTCGTCGGTTTCCCTGTTAGCGCAGGGAACCCCCGCTCGGCTCGGGCCGAGCGAGACGGTGTTCTATCGCTTGGGCGAGCTCTTCGGCCAGGCCGCGATGAGCTTCTGGTACCACTCGCGCCAGCTCAGGACTTCGGCGCGATCGAGGTCGTGGTCTTCGCCGAAGGAGACGGTGTCATTGAATGGCAGGCCGATGAGGTCGATCCCTGCTGCGTCAGGCAACGGAGCCACGGCAGCATCGCCGGGCCGACCTGCCGGTCGAGATTGACCGGCGGCGGCGGAAAATCCGGGATTACCGGGGCAAGCTGCTTTGCCGGAGCCGAGCAGGCGCAGATTGCCAGCGTCAGCATGAATGCGGCCATTCTCTTCATCGTTCCTACTCCTGATTGCGCTGGCGATGCGAGCGTTCAGCGTGTCAGCTTTCGCCTTGATCGCGATCGCCTGTTTCTCGACGTGGGCGGCCTCGGCGGCGACGCCGCTCTGGTAGGCTGCGTTGAGCGCCTTGTGGACCGCGTGCTGGTGGTAGAGGTAGCCGCCGACGAGGAGTGTGATCGCGGCAAGCGCGTACCAGACCTTCGGAGGCACTTTCGCCAGCGCCGATCGAGCGCCGCTGAGTTTCGCGGCGATGCTCGCGGCTTTGAGGCCGAGTCCGATTCCGCTCATGTCCTTAGTCCTTTGGATGGTTCGCGGGCCAGCCGTTCAGGTGACCGAGCTCGTGGCACAGGATTTGCGCGTAGTGCTCACGCACCCGGCAGGGATTGGTGATCCATATCTTGCGGTGAACCGGGCCGATGTCTGCGCAGCCCTCCGTCTCGTCGACCGGCGCGTGGCATTGCCGCGCGATCTCCGGAGGATCCGTGAAAGTGATCGTCGCGCTAGTGTCGTGTTGAAAGCGGACAGGCGGTGGTCCGTCGAAAGCCGTGGTCCCGTAGCCCCAGGCGCCCGCGGCGAGCAGGAGAACAAGCATCAGTGCCCTCCTGAGCATTTGCGCCGGTCGACATTGCCGATCCGGTTGTTGAGCCACCCGCGAAGGAAGACGCGGAGCTTTGGGTTGACGGCGACCAGGCGCTCGTATTCGGCGCGCTGCTTCGCATCGAGGCTGTCGAGCATCGCGACGCAGAGCGGCGTCGCTCCGCGCACATTCTGGCAAGTCGCATAGGCGCCGATCGCCGCCGGCCCGACGCGGCCGTCGACTGTAAGGCCTGAACCGCACAGCTCGTTCGTCGATTGCTCGAACCACCGCGACGGTCGGCCAGGGCCCATGTTCACCGTCGTATCGAAGAGCTCCTCGCTGACGGCCGCATCGATCCTGATCAGCGGCTCGTAGCCAGGTTCGACGATGTAGCTCTGATAGTAGATGCTCTCGGCGACCGAGCGCGGAAGCGAACGCATCGGCCCGGAATATCCGTGCTTCACGGCGGTCACTTTCGTGACGCCCATGTTCGTCTCACCTCCGGGGTCGACGTCGTTTTTCACGTAGCCGCCCTCGAGCGCGATCGTCGCTGCGATCATCGCGAGCGCCGCAGCTGGAATCGCACGGCGGCGCTGAGGACCGGAATCAGGCACTAGCTTTGAGCTTCGTCAGCCGCAGCGCCAGCGCGATCGCGGCGTAGATACCGAATGCCGGGCTCTGGAACGCCTTCGGCAGCAGGGCCGCGATCTGCGGGTCGAGCGATGGCATCGCAGCGAACATCGCGTTGAGGGCGATCACGACCAGGTGGAAGCGGACGCTCGACCATCTGAGGCATAGGCGCCAGTCGTCGACGAGCTCCACGCGCAGCCGCTCGAGCAGGCGCTCGGCCCGCTGCTCCATCTCGTTCATTCGTAGATCCTTTTCGGACGTCAGCCAGCGCGCCGCGGTCTCGCCTTGAGCCACTCGTAGACGCGGATCGCGCCGCAGATGATCGACATCACGCCCGCGCCGATCGTGACGATCGTCGCGACCTGCTCGAGGCTCACCGCTGCGACCGCGGCGAACGCGACCGTCGAGAAATCGAGCAGCCGACGCACGGCCGCGCTGAATTCGTGCATTACAGGCCCTTTCCTGGGCTCAGGGAAGATTGGCTAGAAGTTCGCCGCCATGAAGGCGGCGACTTTGCCCCCCAGGAGAGCGTCGCCGGTCGGGTTCTGGTGAAGGCCGTCCACGAGATAATAGGACGCCGTCGAGGCGTTGAAGCCGGAGGTGCGGTTGAGGTCGAGCACCGGAATGTGCCTGGCCTTGGCGCGGTCGATCGTCGCGTCGGCATATTTCGGCAGCACCAGCCCTTGCGAGTTGGCGTAAATGTCGCTGTCGTGCCCGTCGCCCGCGACGAAGCGGGAGCGATAGGTCGGCGTCATCACAAAGAGCTTGATCCACGGCTTCGCCGCCAGGATCGTCGGGATCACATAATTCCAGGCGCCATAAAATTCTGCCTGATTGGTCGAGTCATTCAGACCGAGCGGGACAGCCCCGGCGCCATAATCGTTCGTGCCGATGAAGATCGAAATATAGTTGATCGTGCTCCAGTCGACCGCCGCGAGACGCGCCGCCGTGTCCGACCAGGGGCTTCCGAGGCCATTGGCGAAAGTGGTCACGGACGACCAATCGCCGGACGCGATCGCGGCGGCGATCGCGCAGATGCTGACGCCGTAGCGGTCGGAATCGCCGACAGGGTCATTCGTCAGCTGCGAGCCGCCGAAGCCGCATTCGATCGCCGAGAGGCCCAGGCGCTCCGCGACCACGCCCGGATAAGCCTTCCCCTCCGTCATGCTGTCGCCGAGGCAGACGAGGTTCGCGCCCTCGAACGCGCTACCGCCACCGCCGCCGACATCACCCGGAACGTCGAAGGCGATCTCGAAGCTTCCGCTATTGTCGGGAACCGAGTCGGTGAATGTCGTCACATCCCCGGAGCCGACGACAAAGCCGCCGCTTCGTGAGACGCCGTTCGTGAACGCGACCATGCCGGAAAGGCCGAGTCCGGAAAAGCCGAGGAACTCGCCCGCGTTGACCGTCACTCCGGTGTCGAAGACCGTCACCTGCCCGATTTGTACCGGAACCCAGATGTCCGAGCCGATCTGCGTGTAGGTGCTCCCCGAGCGGGTGAAGCGGCGGATCGGGATGGAGCCGGACCAACCGGGGCCGCCGCGCACTCGGACGCGCAGGCGACCGCCGACCTCGATCGGATTGTAGAATGCAAAGGTGTTGCCGCTGATGAAGCCGCCGCTCCCGACGCCGAGGTCGTCGGGGTTGCCGGCCACAGTCGCATAGACCTTGTTCTCGACCTGGCCGAGGCGGGAATCGAGATCGGCCAACGCCTGCGCGCTCGCAACGTCGAACCTCAGCTGGAACGCGCCGGTCGTCGTCCTTCCGCCCGAGACGGTCGTGACATCGCCGGTGCCGGTGTAGCGGCCCGCATTGTTGGCGGTGTCGCCGCTGTTGAAGCCGAGCGAGTTCGCCGGCGCGTAAAAGCCGAGATATTCGCCGGCATTGACCACCACGCCGGTTTCAACCGTCGCCAGCGCGTTCGCCGGAACGGCGACCAGGATGTCGGAGCTGGTCTGGGTGAAAGTGCCGCCGGATTTGGTGAAACGGCGCACCTTGATCGTGCCGCCCGAGGGGCCACCGAACGCCTGCACGCGCAACAGGCCGGACCGGGCATTCGGAAGGCCGAGAATCCAGGTATTGCTGCCCGTGTTGGTGCCGGTGCCCGCCACCGGCGTCGTTTCCTTGCCGAGGGCATATTGATAGGATTTGAACTGCGCCGTGAGGGTCTCGTTGGCCGTGACCCGGTCGGACAGCGTGGAGCCGGCCGCGCGCGCGGTATAGCTGAGCGCGACGGTCGATGCGCCGCTGGCGAGCGTAACCTGATTATCCGCGGCGTCGGCGTCGGTGTAATTCACCTGGGCGCCGCCGACGACATAGCGCAGCGTTCCGCCCGTGAGGCGGCGATAGAATACCCGCCCGTTCTTCGGCAGCACGGTGTTCGCCGGCATGGTGAGCGTCTGGGGGATGGTCGTGACCGTCACCGGAATGACGGTCAGGATCGTCTGGACGCCGTTCACCGGCGCGACGATCTCGACGTTGCCGGTGCCCGTCGCGCTCAGGCGAACCGAGACGGTCTGCAGGATTTGGGCGTTCGCCGCAGGAATGTCGTTTGCGTAGGCCTGGCCGACCGGCGCGGTGGATGTATTCGGCGTGGTTGAGCCGACAGTCGACCCTGTAACGCCGGAGAGCAGGTCGGGGCCGACTGCGGCGGCAACGTCGGGGTAGGCGTTGGCGCTGGCCGCTGCCGAGGTGGCCGATCCGGACGCCGATGTCGCCGACCCGGCGGCGTCCGCCGCGCTCGCCTTGGCGTTCGCGGCGTCCGCGGTGCCCGCGAAAATCGGGCCGGTGACGCCGCCCCTGATGAAAATCACGTCGATCATTGAGTGGCCCCAGCGCACACGAGAAACTGTCCGCCGACGAAGTTGGTCTCGTCGCCGCCCGAGGGCGTGATGTGGAGGTCGTAATAAAAGAGAATGTCGGCGCCATTGTTGAGCGGCAGTGTGCTGACGTTCGCCTTGTCGATCCGGATCTCGACGAGGCTCAGCAGAATGCTGTCGGTGAGCTCGTAATTGACCCCGGTCGCCGGGTTCTCGGTATCGAGCAGCGTGTCGACGTCGGCCTGGTCGAACCGGCCTGCTGCGAGATGGTTCGCGATCGTGTCCGTGCCCGCGTAGCTCGTCCGCACCCCCTGAATGTCCGTGCTGACCGTGTTGAGCGTCAGCAGCGCGGAGCCGACGTCCTTCGTCTGCCGCACCTGCATCTTGTACGTCGCGCCCGTAAAATCGTAGCCGACGAAGGCGAAGACCCGCACGAAGGGCGCCCAGCGGTCCACCGCCAGGTTGAACGTCTGCATAATTGGTACCTTCCGGAGGCGGTCAGACGACCGGTTTGACGTTGTGGCTGAGAATGCCGTTCGAGACGTAGGTTCGAGCGCCAGCGACGCTGATCTTGACGATATCCGCCTCGCCGTCGGGATGCCCGAGCCCGCAGATATGGGTCCACGCGCCGAGCCACACCCGGTGCATGGGCGTCGCGCGCAGCCGCTTGCCCTCGATCTCGGCCGCGAACACCGCCTGGCGCCGCACGACTTTCACCGCTTCGACTGGATAATCGCCCCATTCGAGGCTGTGCTCGTGCTGCGTTCGCACAACGTCGCCGACGCACAGCTCGCCGGCGGCCTTTTCGCTGCCGTCGACCATCAGGATCATCGTGTCGCTGGTCACGCACGCGCCCGGGTCCGAGCCCGCATAGCCACCGCCGCCCGCGTCGCCGCCCGTGGCGGCTCCGCCCGCCGCCGGCGTCGTGACCCACTGGTTGAGGAACATCCTCAACGGGTGCGTCGAGCTGTTGATCGCGTCGGAATAGCTTGTCGTCGCGCCATAGGTCGGCGTCGCGTCAAGCGGCGCGTCGACGTCGGCGTAGAGATAATAAAGCGTCGAGTAGGCGAGCCCGCTGACCTGCCCCGCAGGCACGCTCACGTCCTGCGGCGGATTGGTCCCGTAATCTATCGTGAAATTCGTCCCGGTGGTTCCCCCGTCCAGCGTGATCTTTGCGCTCGAGCCGGCATCGATCCCCTGGACCCGCAGCCCCTTGGCGTAGCTGTTGCGGAGGACCGTGGTCGCGTCGGTCGGCGGCAGCAGAGGATTGTTGACCGGGTTCGTGACCGGCGGCGTGCCCGCGACGATCGCGTTTTTCTCGTCGGTCGCCGGCGTCCAAACGTAGATCGACGAGTCTTCCTCGAGCAGCGTCATCTTGACCTGCCCGTTGGGACTGATCGCCTGCTCGACGACGCGGAACAGCTTGTTGGTCCAGGACAGGCCGCCGTGCGTCAACCTGACCACGCTGCCGATGCTGACCTGCCACGCCCGAGCGCCGAACAAAGCGGTGTAGCGGCCCTGGAACTGGCTGCGCATCAACCTGAGCTTCGCGAGGCGCTGCGCCTGCGTCGGCGACTGGACCATCGGAAAGTCGACCGTGTCGATCCGGGTGATCCCGTCCGGCGAGGTCACGGATTGCTCAGGATAGTCGTTGAGCTGATAAAGGGCATTGTCGCTCGCATCGACGAAACGGCCGCGGACGACGTTCCGATAGTCGCTCAGCGGCGGCGTCTGCACCCATTCCTCGCCGCCGAGAATGTCGTCGAGCGTGAAGTCGCAAACCGGCGTTGCCAGGTCGTCATGAAGCACCTGGATCGAGATCTTGCCCCCGGCGTCGCGAAGCGTCGCGTTCATCGTCGCGCACAGCGTGTCGATCACGGCCGAGCGATCGTCGCCCTCGCTGATGATGCCGTCGCTGCGGTATCGCGGCTCGGTGCCGCCGGCCTTGAGGCTCACCGCCTCGTCGCACATGTTCGCGGCCGTGATGAAGCTCGGAAGATCGATCCGCGCGGGCGGGATGCCCATTCCGACCATCAGCTTGCCGCTGTTCACTTCGGCCCACCCGAGCAAGTAGAAGAGCAGCTGCAGCGCCGGGTTGCGGCACCGGTCAGTGTTCCACCCGGGCGCGTACCAGCTCGGGTTGTAGTTGGCCTGCATCGCGCCCGAGCCGCCCGGCACGCTGCTGTCTAGCCGCGGGTCATAAAGATACGCGCCTTGCACCCGCACCGTGACGCGATTGCTGACGCCGCCCTGGAACGGGCTCGGGGTCTGGTCGTCCGGCCCGGTCAGCGTGAACTTTGCGTAGAGCCAGGCACAGCCGGTGAGCGAGCAGTCCGTTGTCCAGGTCGCGTCAATCGCCTGACCGTTGTGGGCGACGCCCACCGCCCAGGCCAGGCCCTGCAAATAGCCGGCGTAGCGCCCGTGCACCGCGTAGCTCGAGTTCAGCGCGCCCGCCGGCCACGCGATGTCCGCCGCAAGCTCGTTGTCGAGCCACATCTGGAAGATGCCGCCGATCATGTGCGAGGCGAGCACCATGACGTGCTCGTAAAAGGATTGGTTGGCACCCGTGTAGGCGTGATAGCGGACGTCGGTCGCCGCGGCGGTATAACCGAAAATGATCTTGCGCGGCGTCGTCGTGTCGAGCGAGGCATAGAGCCGCTGCTGAACTGAATTGGTGTTGAGCGAGCGCGGGGTGGAAGGGCCCAGCAGCATCGAGCTGGCCAGCGAAATCCCGATCTCGAGGCCGGCGGTGATCGCCGCGACACCCAGCGAGGAAATCCCGGGAATCAGCGCCGGCAGCACTTCGGGCGCGAACACCGCGACGGCGACGACGGCGACCGTGACCACGACGGCGGCGATCGCTTTACTCATGTGCCGTCCCCGGATCACTGTGGGGCGCGTGCTGTTCGCCCACAGCCCACGCCTTGAGCCAGGCGGTGCGCGGCATGGCAATCAATCCTTCCCGCTCACCTTGCTGCCCGGCGACGAGCGCCGACGCGCCGACCACGACACCCGGCTGCTCGCCGCTTTCGCTCTTCACCAGCACCAGGTCCCCTCGCCCGGCGAAGGCGACCGGCTTTTCCTCGAACAAACTGTCGAGCAGCGCCGCCGGGGACTTGAAGCCGAGCGCCTGGAGGTGGCGATAGGCGCTCGCCTGGCTCCGGTACTTGCCGCGGTGGCCTCGCCCGAAATCCCTGCCGGTCACGGCCTTCACCGCCGCCGCCGGCCAGAGCAGGCAATCCCATTGACCGTATGCATGGGGCCGCGCGCGGTTCGCGGCGACCAGCGCCGACAGGCGGGCCTCCCAATCGTGACGCCGCTCGAGCGGCGCTTTCGCGAGGGCCATCAGCTTGCCGCTTGCTTGACGTTGTGGCTGATGACGCCGTTGGAAACGTAGGTGTGCGCGTCGGCGACCGTGATCCTGACGACGTCGGCGCGCCCATCCGGCGTGCCGAGCGCGCCCAGCGTGACCCACTCGCCGTTGAGCCAAACGCGGTGATCCCGTGTTCCGCGAAGCGGGTTGAAGTCGATTGCGGCCGCAAAGACCGGCTCGTCGCGGGCAATCCGCACGGCGACAACCCGATAATCGTCCCAGTCGCCGAGCGTGCCGTCCGCGAGCTCGGGGCGAGTCCGCACCATGTCACCGCAGCGCAGCTCGCCCGCCGGCTTCTCCGACCCGTCAGCCATCAGGATCGGCGTGCCGCAAGTCACGCAATTATAGATCGCATATCCCAGATCGAACCAGGGCGAGCTCGGCAAATGCTGCCCGCCCCCGTCGAAGCGACCCATGTTCGCACCGGCGAGTGTCGCCGACGCGCTGGTGTCGGTCGGATCATAGTCCGCCTGATTGAGGTAATTGCGGTTCGACGCCTGGTTGAAGGCGGCGAGGTAATTCTCGACCGACAGCTGGATCGTCTGGCTGTCCGGCGACGGCATGATCTTCACTGAGCTTGCGTAGCCCGTATATTGAGCCACGATCGCGCCCTGGGCGATTGCGCCCGTCTCGTCGTAAAACTGCGTCCAGCGCCGCACGGTTCGGCCGCGCCATTTGGTCGTGTCGCGGATCTCCGCCATCAGCGCGTCGTCGATGCTGACGATGCCCGATAGCGCGATCGTCAGCGTGTCGCTGCCGTTCTCGGAGTTGGTCACTGCCCCGACCTGGATCAGCCGGTGGTCGAAGCTGGTGAAGGTCTTGCCATCGAGGTCCGGGTCGCCCGTGCCGCCGAAGGTTACGTCTTGGCCGAAGGTGGTGACCCGGATCGGGTCGCCGACGACGTCGATCCAGATGAACTCGGCGGGCGCAAAGATCGGCCCGGCGACCGCGGCCGCCGCTGTCGGGTCGAGCGTCGGCATGGCCTCAGAACACCTCTTCGGCGTCGATCGAGCAGGAATAGACCTGGCCGGCGTCGACGCTCCACGAGACGCTGCTGTCGGTCAGCGCTACGAGGCAGCACGGATTGCCGGTCTCGACCGCCGTTCCCGCATTCGCAGCAGCGCGAAGCGCGGGCTCGAAGGTGATTGCGCAATTCGCGCCAGAAGGGGCCGAGGTGACGACCTGCAGCAACTGGCTGTTCACCTCGACCATCTGCCCCGGCTGCACATAGGAGCCGGCGATCGTCATCGCGTTCGCGCCCTTTGCCGCGGTCGTCTGCACCGTGGCAGCCGGAAGCGAAAGCTGGCTCCGCTCCGTCGCCGGCAGCTTGAACGTGTTCACCGCGCCGCGAAGCGAAGCGAGGAACGCTCGCAACGCGAGCACTCTCGACTCCCCAACGATCGGCGCCAGCTGGGCCTTCGCGGTCCATTTGCCATGCCACGGGTTCGCCGCGACCGTGCGAACCCCGGTATACGCCGAACGGTTGATCTGGGCGGGCCTGTCGAGCGTCCAGGTGATCGACCGGATCCCGAACCCCGGCCAGGTGATCAGCGCCACGGCCTACCGCCGTCCCGCGATCGTCGGCCGCTGGATCGCGCGCATCGTCTGTTTCTGCGCCGTCGCGATAAGCGTCGGCGCCGCCTGGATCACGACCTGGCCGGCGACCGTGGCGACCTCGGCGTGGAAATTCTCGTCGGTCGAGACGTGCACGACGACTTGCTGCGGCGTGTTGTTGTTTGCCGCGCTTGGCCTGCCGATGCGCGACGCGTTGGGAACGATCATCCCCGACGCTGCGGGCACGAAAAGCTCGGGCCCGTTCTCACCCACGATGTAGGATTCGCCCGAGCTCACTGTGCCGCCGCCGGCGCGGAAGCCACCGAACGGATTGGCCGAGAAATAGCTCGATGTCCCGCCGTTTACGCTGATCGGTCCGCCGGGGGCGCCGCCGCCGCCGAAGACGCCGCCGAAGGCCGCCGTCAGGGCCCGGAAGATCAGCATCTTGATCGTCATCTGGACGATTTCGCCGATGATCTCGTGGCTGATGTCCTTGAAGGCTTCGCCCATCGACTTCGTGCCGGTCACGACGTCCGCGATCGCGGAAGCAATACCGTCCAGCCCCTGCGCCTCGATCGACTGCAGCGCTTCGGTGATTTCGGCCGCGGTCTGCGGAACCGTCTTCGCCCATTGCTCGAGCGGGTTCAGCGTGCCCTGGTAGACGCGCGCCTGGTCCTGGGCTTTCTCGTTCGGCAGGTTGTTGATGTCGGCCTGCGTCCGCGCGGCCGCCTCGAGGTCGCCGGCCAGCTGCTGCTTCGCGAGCAGGATCCGGAGGTCGTACTCCTTCTGCTGGTAGGTGATGTCGAGGATTTGCAGCTGGATGGCGCGATGCTCAGCCTGCGTGCGCGCCATGTCGTCGGCGAAATGCAGGTCGTTCGCCGCGAACTGGTAGCGCTGATCGGTCGTCTGCTGGATGTCGTCGAGCGCCTGGACATAGCGCTGCTGCTCGATCGCGGCCTTTCGGTCCTGGTCGAGCTGGTTGGCCTTGGCTCGCAGGATTTTCGCCTGCTCTTCCGTGATGCCCTGCTGAAACCCGGTCGCTTTGCCGAGGTCGAGCTGCTCCTGGATTGAGTCCATGAGCTTCTTCGTCTCGGCCTCGACCTCACGATCGGCGATCTGCGCCCGCTGGTTGTAGCTGCCGGCGAGCTGCGCCTGCGCCTGGAGGATCTCCTGGTCGAGCCGGTCGCCCGTTTGGTCGAACGCGCTTTGCTGCCGGATCCCCGCGACCTGGTCGCGCTGATCCTGCTTTTCCGCTGCGGCCGCCTGGCTGCGGTTTCCCTCGATGTGGAAGTGTCCGCTCTCCTTGTAGACGGCGCTGAGCTGCACGCCCTGGTCGCCATAGAGCTTCCGTAGGCCCGCTGCCGTCAGCCCGGGCGCGAACGCGATGTCGAGCGCCCACTTGCCGTTGACGCCCTCGTGCGCCGACGTGCCTGGACGGGCGACGGGGTTGCCCGGATGGTTGTAGCGCGGGTCGTTGTAGATCTCGCGCTGATGTTCGGTGCTTCGGTAGCCCGAGGTGACCGTCAGGCCCGCGCCTTTTGCGATCGCCTCGGCGTCGGCGAAGCTGATTTGCTTACCGAATTCCCCTGTGCCCTTTTTGGCGTTCTTCGCTGCCTCGGCGACGGCTTCGAGCTGCCTTGCAAGCTCCTTCATTGCCGACGCGAACTCGAGCGGCCCGCTCTTTCCCTGCTGAAGGTCGTGGATCAGCTTATCGGCCTGCAGGCCCGTGGAGCGGAAGGGGACGTCAGCGCCTGCGGCGTCCGCCATCGCCTTTTTGACCTGATCGACCGCCGCGCTAATCGTCGCCGTCGCGTTCGGCATTGCAATTTCGGCGTTGTGGACCGCCTCCATGATGCTCTTGGCCCAGAGGTCGACCGCCGCGCTGGACTCGACAGTCGCCTTTCCGAGCGCCTCTCCGGTCGCAATGGTGCTTTGCACGATCGACGATTGTGCGGACGCAATGCCCTGCTGGTCCTTGACGATGTCCTGTTTGACCTCGTCGATCTGCCGCTCGAGATCTCGCAGCTGGGCTGCCTGCGAGCCGACGCCGCTTCCCGCGGTAGCGCCACTCGCCGGCGCAGCTGCTACCGCCCGGAGTTGAGCCTGTAGGTTCGCGAGCCGCGTTTTGTCCTGCTGGAGAGCCTGTTCCGCGGCGACCTTGTCGCGCTGCGCATTGCGAAGCGATTGCGCGTCCAAATCTTCTTCGGCCCTCAACCTCTTTTTGAGGTCGTCGGTGAGTTTTTCATTGCGCTCGATCAGCCCGTCGATCGAATTCGCCCACGCATCGTCCGCTGCCTTGCTGTTCGCGGCTTCCTTTGCATGTTCGCGCATCTTCTGGACGAGATCGGCGACGGTCGTCGTGCCCTGGCCCATCTTGGCGAACAGCTGCGCGAGCACGTTCACCCCGAGCAGCACGGCGATGCCCCAACCGCCCGACATGAAACCGGCCACCTTGCCGAGCGCGCCGGCGCCCCCGCCCATGAACGAGGCCGCCTGCGCGACGCGGCCCATCTCGAGCGTCAGGATCCGCAGCGGGCTCGCGCCGGCGGCATAGGCGTCGACGCTGGCGGTGACGACGTGCGTCAGCTCCATCTGGGCCAGGCGCGATTGATTGAACGCCTGGTCGAGCTGGGCGTGGCGGCGGACCGTGGAGCCGATCGCGTCGTTCATCTGCCCGGACGACTGGTTCACCACCCGAGCGAGGTCCTGCAGCGAACGCTGCGCGACTGCCACGTTCGCGTCGACCTGGAGGACGAGCTGGCTGATCTGGCGATCGGTCGGCACCGCTCAGCTCTCCTTCTTGATGGAGTTCATCGAGCCCCACGCTTCGTAGGCTGCGAAGATCTCGTAATTCGTGGAGTTCATGAACTGGCGCGCGGTCCATCCGAGCGCCGCCATGCAGAAGCCGATCAGTCGGCGGTCGGGGTCGGCTTCGTCGTCGTCCCCGCCGCCTTCGGTTCCCCCGAAGCGGTGTACCCGCCGGTGAGCGCGCCGACGAAAATCACCGCGAGGCGGCGTTGAACGTCGACCGGGCCACTCTCGTAGATGAGATCGGCGCATTTTTCCGGCTTGGGCGCCTTGTAGCTGGCGCCGGCCTCCGGATCGAAGACGCCGTACGCCTTCATCAGCTCGGCGACACACATTCCGGCCTGCTCGACGCTGAGCGCCAGGCTGCCGGACTGCGTGGCGAGCTGCGTCAGGCCCAGGCCGGTCGCCCGTTCGATGTTCGAGATCGCCTGCCGCGACGGCCGAAGCATCGTCTCGATGCCGTCGAGCGTTACGCTGAGCTGGCCCAGGAGATCGACCTGCGGCTCCTCCGCCGCGGCGGCCTTACGCTTCGCCATCCACAGCCTCCTGCGCGCCTGCCGACCGCAGGGCCTTGTCATAGAGCCGGGTCACGGCTCTCTGGACGCGGGTGACGCCGGCGGCAGCGATCTCGTGCGCGAGCTCGGCAATGTCCCGCTCCTCGGCGAGGAACGGAGACAGAGCCTTGGCGACCGTGCTGGCGATGCAGTGGCCGTCGAGCAGCGCGCGGACCTCCGTCGCGACGCAGCCGGTGAGCGCCTGGACCCGAGCGTCGAGATCCTCGGGACTGAGGACCTCGAGCTTGAGCTTGCCGACCTTCATTACAGCAGGTCGGTCGTTGGCGCCGCAGCTGCGACGAGCGTCAGGCTGACTTCGCCCGGATCATTGACGTTGAGGTCGTTTCCGCGCGCAGTCGAATAGACCGAGCCCTGAAACACGACCGTCGCACCGTCCTTGATCTGGACGTTGAACGGGTTGCCGGTGCCGATCTGCGTCACGAGGCGGTCGTAGCCGTTCGCGTCGGGCAGGTCGGGGCGGAAGGTTGCGGTAATGCTCACCTTCTGCAGGCCCGAGGCCTGCGACCCGTAGGGGAAGTCGTCCTTCGTCGACGTGTCGATAGTGTCGCTCGAGCGTGAAACGCTGAGGTTCACGTTGCCCGAGATCGCGTTGAACGTGCCCGGGGTAGCGCTTTCGATGAGCAGCTTGCAATTGCGGCCGAGCCTCTTTGCCACGGCGTTTCTCCTTGAATGAAATGAAGGGTGAAGATCGGCTCACCTCCCGCCGCGGTCTGCGGCGGTTTGCCGTGGGTCTCTCGAATGTTGCTATGCGGCCTGGACGAAGGCGCCGAACCGCAGTTCGTCCTCGTAGGTGACGCCGTCGTCCATCAGGCGCGGATTTGCCGAGACGAACCACGGCTCGCTGATGTCGGCGCCATCGGCGGAGATCGTTTGCCGCTCGAGCGCGTTCCTTACCGCCACGTTCAGTGCATAGAGGAACGTCGCATCTGGCTTGCGGACCTGCGTGAACACGGAGCAGGTCGCCTCGTCGAGGCCGCCTTCCTTGTTGGCGTCGCCGGCGAGCGAGACCAGGCCGATCAGGACCAGCCCCTTTTCCCCGGGCTCGGTACCCTCAGGTGGATTCTGCCAGACATCGGCGAGGCTCGTCACATCAGTTGCCGCCTTCAGCGCGGCGAACACCGCCAATTGGACGGCGGTCTGACTGTCAATCATCCGACACTCCTGCGGCAGCCCTGCTCAGCGCGCGTCTCCAAATCGCCCGGTACGCCGGATAGATCTGCTCTCGCATGCCGGCGATGAAGACGAATGGGTGTTCGGGCATTGCTCCGACGCCCTGCGTGTATTTCGCGCTTCCACGTTTGACGCCGCGGCCGCCTCCCTTGCGTCCCCACTGGACGAACCACCCGTAGAAGAGCTTCCGGTTGACCGCTTTACCGACCAGGCCGACCTTCAGCGTGAGGCGCACCGGGGCGACGCTATAGGAGAGGCCTGCTTGCAGGACTCCCCGTCGAACCGGCGCGCGTCGCTGCTGAATCGCCAGGACGGACCTGCCGGTGGAATTCAGCTGCGCGCGCATCTCGTCGGTGACCGACGAGGGCAGCTGCTTCAGCAGGCGCCCGAACGCGCGATCGCCGCGGACATAGCGGCGCGCCACTAGAGCGAGACGCCGGCCTGCTGGATCCCGAGGTTGAGGACCGTTGCGCTTGCGGCGAAGCCAAGGAAGGAGGGGTATTGGCCGGTGCCGAGATCGGCCGCCGGCGCGATCCCTCCAGGGTTTGCCGAAAGGTAATAGCCGACGCCCGGCGTGAGCGCGGCGCCGATCGTCACCGGGCCGTTCACGACCACGGCCACGGGTTGGCCGGCCGCAGCGGCATTGAGCGCGATGCCTGCCGGCACACGCGCTGCCGCCGAGCCATTGTCGTCGGCCAGCTTGTAGGTGCCGTCGGAGTCCAAATAGACCACTTGGCCGGCGGCGATCGCGGCGCCGGCAACGCGCTGGCGATCGATGCTCGCGCCTGTCCCTGCGGCGACGTTGGTGGCGGTGATGACGAGGTCGGCCATTTCTTTCCTTCGCGGTTAAGCGCCCTGCGGCGCCTGGGTTGATGCCTGGATCACGGTCCATTGGCGCGTTCCGAGCCGGTCTTCGGCCGACAGGATGTTGAGTTCACGGTCGCCGGCGCTCAGCCAGATGACCTGGTCGCTCGGTTTGAGGTCGTCGCGGTACCGGATCGTGATGTCGAAGAACGAAATGCCGGTCAGCACGCCGTTGATGACGGACTCACGCCCGTTGATGCTCGCCAAGTGCGCCGAGAGGTTGTCGGCGACGGTGGTCCAGCCTTCCTGCAGTCCCCCCGTCGCGGGGTTCTTCGTCTGCCCCTTGCGCTGGATCTTGATCCGCTCGCGAAGCTTGCCCGCGTCCACGCTAGCGCCTGTAGTTGGCGAGTAGCGCCGTCACCGCGTGCGGCAGCTCGGTTGGTGTGCCGCGAACGTCGACCGCGATTCCGGAGCGGTTGTCGTACCAATGCGTGACGAGCATGAGCATCGCCCGAATGATCGGCCGCGGCACGACCGTGTAACCGACCGTCGCGCTCACCCTTACCGCGTCCGCGGCGCAGCGCACGGACGGCCAGCTCTGGCCATAAGCGAGCCGGATCGCCGGGCGCAGCGGATCCGCAGCGACGTCGAGCACTTCGTAGACAGCCTGGTCGAGCACCTGCTCGGCGCCGGCCGTGTCGAGATAGCGGATCTCAACGACCTCTTGCAGCGGAGCGAGTGAAAGCCGCTCGAGCTCGATGAACGAGCCGAAGGTCATCTCTCGCGCCTCGGGCCGCACGCGGATCCCGCAATATTGCTCGACGTGCTCGCGCGATGCCTGAATCAGGTCGAGGAGATAGTCGTCGTCGACGGTGCTGCCTTCCGCTCGCACCTGGCGCTTGGCCATGTCGAGGCTGACCGGCTCCTCGCCGATCGGCAAGATCGCGGTTTCGGCGTAGGTGCGCGCGGGCGCGCTGTCGGTCGTTATCGAGCAGCTGATGATGCCGGTCGCGCCCAGCACTCCGGCCGAGATGTTGACCGTGACCAGCCCATTGGCGTGGGTGGCGCTGGCAATCGAGACGCCGGTCGCAGTGACGTCGGCCGTCGCGATCGATTCGTTTTGTTGCAGCACCGATGTGAAGTCGAAGGTGAAGTCCTCGATTTCACCTGGCGACTTAGAGGGCCAGTACAGCATTGCTCTACCTCCCGACCCTCGTCACGATTCCCGAACGGCCCGCGCGAACCGCGGCCGCCGCCCTGCTGATGCGAGCCGCGGCGAAGCTTGTTCTTGCTCCGCCGACCGTCGCGGTTCTTTTCGATCGCCCCACCAGCCCCGTTCGCGAGGCCGGCGAGGTGGGTCCGAGACCGGCGTGTCCAGCCGCGATTCCGCCCAAGGTGAAACTGTAGCCGGCGGCTGCTTGGATCCGCGCAACCGCGGCTGCCGAACCGCCGATGTCCATAGCATCGTCGGCCGTCCCGGCGATCAGCGATCGGGCGCCGGCGGCACCGGCCAGGGCCGTCGAGCCAGACGAGGAAGCGCGGATTCGCACCGTCGCGGCTGATGAGCCGCCCATCGCGATCGCGCCGGCTCCGATGGCATGTGCAGCCTGCGAGCTCGCCGCGCTGCCGGTTAGCGGGATCGTCTCCACAGCGGCTGCCTTGACCCTGATCTGCGCGGCGGTGACGCCGCCCACGGTCAGGGTTGATCCTGCCTGTGCCTTTAGCCTGACTGTCCCTGCGGCCAATCCCGACAGGCCGAGGCTGCCGGTAGCAATGCCCTTTTCCGCCACCGACGCGGCGGCCGAGCCGCCGAGCGAAGCCGTGCTCGATCCAGCTGCGCGAATTCGAACGGTCACGGCGCCGGCGCCCGTAAGGCTGGCGCTCCCCGAACCAGTCCCGTGGATGGACGGATTCGAAACTGCTCCGGCGGCGAATCCGCTGAGCGCCGCCGTCGCCAATGCCGATGCCTTGACCCGACCGGCACCGGCGGATGTGCCGCTGACGCTGATTGTGGTCGTCGCCGCAGCTCGCGCTCTGACGTTGGCCGAGCTTGAGCCCGTGAGTGGCGCAGAGCCGGAGCCGGAGCCGTGGATCGTGACAGGACCGCCCGCCACCTCCTTGAAGACGACGAGAACGATCTCACCGTCGCCGGAGAGCGTTGGATTGGTCGTCGGATTCGAGGTTACGCTCGTGGAGGCAGCGGTAACTTGCCAGAGGCCGCCGACCGCCATGTTTGTGACCGCGCTTCCGCCTGCTGTCGCGGAGGAGGACAATGCGGTCCAGCCCGTCTGGGCCGGCGTTATCGCGGTCGCATTTTCGCCCGCTAGGGCGCGAATCGAAAGATGCTCGACATTGGACAGACTCGAGCAGGTGAGCGATCCGCCGGTCGTTGCCGCCGTGGCGGCATGGGCTGGTGAGCCGTCGATTTGAACGGAGCTGCCACTCGCGACCGAATAGCCCCAGGCGCTTATGGCCCTGGCCGTGACGCTGCCGAAATTCGCGGTGATTGTACTCCCGGTCGGAAGTGCGACCGTGAGAACGCTGAACCAGATGGCGGCGATCGCGCCATTGCCCGAGGCGCTCTGGCCGTTGTCGTATTCGGCCGCACGGGTGTAAGTGTTTCCAACGCTGTCGACGACGCTCGTGATTTCGGTCGTCGCTAGGTCAACCGACCCGCTTACATTGTCCTTCGCGACCACTACCACGCAGAGGTCGCCGATAGAGAGCGAAGTCGTCGCGGTCGTCAGAACAATCGACGTTCCGGCCGTCTTGTTGTTGGTCGCGCCGAGCGTGCCTTTGCTGCCGAAGGCCATCGATTAGCCTCCACTGCTGAGAATTAGGCGCCGCCCTCGTTGATCGTGAAGCTAGTGACCTGGACATCCTGCGCCGAGGCGATCGACGTGTTGTCGAGCGTCATATCCCCGCCGCCGCCGGTCGCCGTGATCGAGCCCTGGATATGACAGGTCGTCTTCGTCGAGTCCCAGATCCGGAAGTGACCGGCGGTCCCGCCGGCGTCGGCGGACGTATCCTCCCAAGTGCCCGAAAGGCTCTTCGCGCCCGCCGAAGCATTCGCCAGCCAGTCGGACGGAAGGTTCATCGTCGCGAGGACGGTGCCAGTCGCCGCGGCCGCACAGTTGGATGGAGCCGCGCCGGTTCGGATCTCGAGCACGGCCGACGCGCCGATCGTCGTCTCGATCGCGTCGAGCGCGGCGTTACGGGCCGCCGTCGAAAACTGGAATGCCATGTGTTAGCCTTTCAGCTTGAGGAGGTCAGCCGCGAGACTTCTTCGGCGTCTGCGAGCTGGCCGGCGCGGCCTCCGGCTCCTGCTCCGGCGCAGGCTCGCCCTCGGGCTCGTCCTCGGGCTCCTGCTCCGGCGCAGGCTCGCCCTCGGGCTCGTCCTCGGGCACGAGCGCCGGCTCCGGCTCTTCGGCCGTCGGCCTCAGCGCAACACCTGCCTCATATTCCGCATCATCGACGCACCCTTGGGCGTGCGCCGAATCCTCGTGTTCGGGAGGGCATTCCTCGCCGGCCTCGATCTCGATCGGGTAGATCTCGCCCGCCAGTACGCACGTGAATGACTTGCTGAGTTTCATCGGTCTTCTCCTTTGCCGGAACGTCGCCGCAGCGGCGCTCGGGGAAAAGAGAAGGCCCCGCCGTTGCCGACGGGGCCCTCCGTTATTTTGGCGGAAGCGTCCTAGTTGATCTTGAACGCCTTCATCTCCTCGGGATTGAGGAGACCGCCGCCAACGCGCTTCGTCACGTAGAACTGCACGTACGGCTTGTTCGTGTACGGATCGCGCAGCATGCGAGTGCCGATGCGGTCGAGGATCAGGTACGAATCCGCGAAGTCGCCGAAGAGGATCGGAATCGCGCCGGTCGCGATATCGGGCATGTCGGCCGCTTCGGTGATCGGATAGCCCTGCAGCGTCTGCGGCTGTCCGGCGACATACGCCGGCTGCCACATATACCGATTCTGGCTGTCCTTCAGGAGCCGGATCTTCGCGGTGGTGTTCCGGTTCATCAGGAACTGCGCACCTTCCGTGAGCTCGCTCGGCAGGTCGTAGACCAGGCTCACGACGTCGTCAGCCTTGTCGAGCGCGCCGGCGGTGCCCGTCGCCGTGCGGACCGCAATCGCCCCGAAGGGATGCGCGGCCGCGTTGGCACCACCCGTCACGTACGTGAGGATGCCATTCGGCTTGTTGGTGCCGTTGCCCGAAATGAACGCGGCGCCTTCTGCCCGAGCAAACTCGGTCGCGACGTCGCCGCCGACGAACGACTCCAGGTCGATCTGGGCATCGTCGAGCAGCTGCTGCGAGACTGGGACGTTCGAGTAGAGCTCGCCCGACTGGTAGGTCAGCGATCCGAACGTGGGAGTACCGGTCGACGGGCGCGCGTCCTCGTCGCCAACCCATCCGGAGGCCATTCCACGCAGGTTGAACAGCTTGCTGAAGGATCCGACGCTGACCGACTGCACGCGGCAGATCTGCCGCATCGGCGAAATCTTCACGAGCTTGTCGGTGACCGTGCGGTCCCATTCGGTCGGGGCGAGGAAGCCGCCAGCGGCGTTGCCGGATTTGTCGAGAGACGCCTGGACGCGCTCCGTGACGTTACCGCTGCGGACATAATCGCCCCACTGCTTCGTGTATTCGGCGTCGGCAACCTTACGATCGCCGGGCTGAAGCACGGCGGCTGCGAGCTTCTTCTGCTGGTCCTCGTAGGAGGCCTGCAGCTCGCCGATCGCGTCGTTCAGCTTGGTGACTTCGTCCTTCGTGACGGCGTCCTCGCCGCGCTTCTCGGCCTGGGCGAGGCGTTCGTCGTTCTTCTTCTTGAACTCCTCGAACGCAGCGTTCAGCTGCTCGACGAGTGCCTTCGGATCCTGCGCGTCGGCGCGAACCGCGCAAATGGCGCGCGGCATCGCTGCGGCCAGGAGGCCGGTCAGTGCAATGCTTCTCATTTTGGTGCTCCTATGAGCGAATGTTTTTCAGGAGATCGGACAGAGGTCCGACCAGCTCGGCGCCGACAGAGTCCGTCGTGTCGGCTTCAGGGGCAGCGCCCGGCGTGCCCTTGATCTTGTTGATGCGCTCGCGCGCCTGGCTGCGGCTGAGGCCAGAGGCCATGAGCTGCAGCTCCATCGCGCGAATCTCGTTCACGCGGCGGTCTTCCGACCGCGTTTTCTCGTCCTGCGTGACCTGGTCCGCAGGCAGCAGTGCGTCTGCAAAGCCCTTTTCGACTGCCGCGCTGCCGGACAGCCAGGTCTCGGCATCCATCATTGCTGCAATATCGTCTGGTTTGAGACCGGTCCGCTGCGCGTAAACGTCGCGCATTGCGGCGTCGAATGGCTCCAAGAACGCAGCCGTCTCGGCCATGTCGTGGCGGTTGCCGATCGCCAGCACCCAGGCGTTGTGGATCATCAGAAACGACGCAGCGCCGATCTCGACCTTGTCGCCCGCCATCGCGATGATCGAGGCCGCGGAGGCGGCCATGCCGATGACCTGCACGGTGATTTCCTGAGGGTGCTCGCGCAGCGCGTTATAAATCGCGATGCCTTCGAACATGTCGCCGCCCGCCGAGTTTATCTGGACGGTGATAGGCCGGTCGCCGATGGCGCGAAGCTGGGCCGTGACCTTCTTGGCGGTGACGCCTTCGCCCGTCCAGAAGTCCTCGCCGATCGTGTCGAACATCGTGATCACGTTGTCGCCCGCGGCGACCGCGCGCAGGCCTGCGGCTTCGTCGCCCCACTTGTCGAGGATGCCTGGCTTGGAGAGCGCCGCGACGTCGCGATTTGCCGGGACCGGCAGCGCTCCAGGGCGCGCCTTTGCGAAGACCTTCGGTCGGATCATTTCTTTGGCTCCTTGGTCGGCGGGCCGCCGACGGGCTCCTTGAGCGTCTCGCCGCCGGCGATGCTGGCGTAGCCTGCCTCTTCGCGGACTTCGTTCTGGACGAGCCACGGATGACCGGCGAGCGCCTTGGAGAAGAATTCAGCTTGGTCGGCCATCGTGCCGCGCAGCAACTCGTGCTCGTCGATGTCGATGCAGTATCGCTTCCGATCGGCGGGACTCAGCAAGACGCGCCTCATCGCCTGTTCCCACGCGACGATGTTGGGATTCAGGCCGAAGCGCACGAACATGATCGCGAGCTGCTCGATGCCCGAGCCCCAGCTCGTGTCATCCATCATCAGGAACGGCCGCGGCACTCCGAAGGCCCGACCTACTTCCTCGATCTGGTGGTTGCGCGCTTCGACAGTCTGGGCCTCCTGGCCCGTCATCGAGTATCGCTCGGCTTTCAGCCCTTCCTCGAGCAGCATCCACCGGCCAGCGTTTTCGGCACCGGCGTAGCGCTTCTCCATGCTATCCTGGAGGCGGTTGTACGCGACGTCGCCGAGCTTCTGCGGATGGCTGAGCGTGCCGCCCGTCAACATTCCGTTGTCGAAGATCTTGGCCTGGGCGATCTCGGCCTTCCGAGCGACGCGAAGCGCCTCGGCCGCGAGCTTTGCGCGCCCCTCGCCAATAATCCCGTTGATCGAGATGTCACGGACGTGAAGCATGTCCGCTGCTGGCCATTCGGTGCTTTGGCCGCCTGGAAGCGAGATCGTGTACTTGAGTGACCAGTCCGGGAGCTGCTGAACCGTGACGCTGTAGGGGTCGATCGGTTGGAGCGAGATCGGCCGACCGCCGAGACCGCGAATGACCGCTGCGTAGGCGTTGCCATGCAGCATCAGCCGCACGTCCATCAGCTTGTAGAATTCGAACGCTGTGTGCTGGTCGTTGGGCTGCCAGCGGAGCAGTTCGTTGAGCGGGTGGCTTTCCGCCTCCTCCATCGTCTTCGTATCGACTAGACGGGTCGGAAGCATCGCGTGCGAGCTCGAGAGCAGGTCGACACAGCGCAGCACGCACGCCGCGCGGAGGGCGTCGTAGCCGTAGGTGCCGCCTGACCTAAGGAACTCGTAGAATGCTGGGTCGTCGAAGCCGCTGAAGACCTGGCCTGGCGCCTGCGCGCGGAATAGCCCGCGTAGCGCGCGGTTCCAGAATCCCATCCGCGCCTCCTGCTTAGACGGCCAGCAGGCCGCGCTCTTCGTAAACGGAGGAAAATTCCTCCTCCTGCCCCTTCATCGCCACGCCAAGGGCGCTCATCAGCGCCACCGCGTTGTCGATCTTCGCCTCGTCGCGAGGCTTGTTGGGGTAGACGTTGTCTTTCTTGTCGAGAGTCGCGACGACGTTCGACATTTCCCATTCCATCACCGGGCAGCCGCCATGAGCGATCGTCCGCGCTTTCGTCAGCGCGTCGAGCTCCTTCATGGGTTCGGAGAAGTTGAGAACGATCGGGCGGTACTCGACGACCGGGAAGCCTTCCTTCACCATCGTCGTGACCATCATTGTGGCCTGGTGCGGGTCGTAGGCGACCATCTCGAGCTGGAAGAAGCCCCGGATCTCGCGCAGCACTTCCAGGATCTCGTCATAGTCGATGATGTCACCGTCGGTGACGTTCAGCAGTCCCTGGGCGTCCCAGGCCGCATAGGCCGGGATCAGGAGCACCCGCGCAGCGGGCACGAAGTAGAATCCGATCCGGATGTACGGATCCTCGGGCGTCGCCTTCGCGCCGATCGGCGGGAAAAGCAGCTCGAGCGCGGCAATGTCGATCTTCGAGGCGAGGTCGAGCGCGGCGATGCAGCGGCGGCCGCGCAGCCGCTCGAGCTGCATCGCGTCGACCCCTTTGATCGGAATCGTCTCGTCGCGGCAGCGCCGCCACGCCTCCACGTCGAACCAGGCGGCCTTGGCGGCCACCCAAACGTTGAGGTGCTTCGTCTTGAAGACGCCGGCCTTGCGGGGCGTCGCGATCGCGTCTCGTTGCCTGGCGAGCAGGAAGTCGCCCATGACCGAGACGTCGTAATTCGGGTTGGCCTTGCGGAGCGCCGCTTCGGACTTCCAGTCGTCGCCTTCGTCGATCGCGTACTCGACGAAGAAGGTCTCGTCCTCGAGCGGCGGTCCGCCGCCCTTGCCGATTCCCTGCAGCTTCTGCCGCTCGTCCTGGACACGCGCGTAACAAGGCCCGGCGAGATTATCGCCAGCAGTCGTGATCAGCAGCTGCAGCGGTTGTTCGCGGGCGCCCATGCCGGTCTGCATGGTGTCGACCTGGCCGTCGTCGGCGTGCTCGTGGTACTCGTCGTGGATCGAGCAGCTCGGACTCTGTCCGTCGCCCGGGTCGCCAGTGATCGTTTCGAACTTGCTCTCGTCGCCGACTCGGACGAGTGATCGTGCGTTCACGTCGATCCCCGCCGCAGCAACTAGCGCCGGCGTTCGCATGGCCATCAGGCGCGCTGGACCGAAAACCTCCCACGCCTGCTTCTCGTTGGTCGCTCCGGAATAGACCTCGGCGCCGAACTCGCCGTCGGCACAGAGCATGTAGAGCCCGATTCCAGCGGAAAGCGCGGATTTGCCATTCTTCCGCGGGACGATGACGAAGAGGATGCGGAATCGCCGCAATCCGCTCGACTTCCTCAGCCAACCGAACGTGCAGCAGAGAATCCAGATTTGCCAAGGTTCGAGGCGGATCGTTTCCTTCGCTCGAGCCCACTTGCCCTTTGAGTGAGGCAGGCGCTCGATGAACTTACAGACGCGTTCCGCCTTCGCGACGTCGAAGCGGAAAGGAAAATCCTTGCGCTTCTGCCGCTTGAGCTCGGCCAGGAATCGCCTGCACTGCAGCCTGATAGATTTACAGGCGGGGATCTCCCCGCTGGTTACGTCGCGGGCGTATTCCTCCGCGATCGCAGCGTACTGCCGCGCCTCGATCGACACATCAGCGTAGCGACCGGCGACGAATGTCGCGGATCGTCCTGTGAACCTCGCGCCGGATGCCGGCCACCGCCATTTCGAGCGCGTCCGTGTCCGCGAAGAGCTGCACGGTTACTCGGCTGCGCGGTGGCAGGCCCAGCATCCGCCGAGCCTCGTCGGCGGTGATTGTCCTCTCGCGCTGGAGCTCGCGAATCTGTGCGATCGTGCTGGCGTCGAGACGGTCGACGGTCATGGCCGTTTCCTCAGAAGAAGTCGTCGAAGGCGCCGGCCGTCGGCTTGTGGCCGCTGGCGAGCCGCAGCGCGGCCGAAGGGTTCAGCATCAGCTCGCCGATCAGCGACTGCGCCTGGCGCATCGCGTCCGAGAGCATTGCGACCTCAGGCCTGGCGTAAATCCGCTTCGAAGTGATCGACTCCCCGTCGACCTTTTTCGTCACGTAGGATGTGTATGTGTCGCCTTCTGTCTCGAGGACAGCCTGGAAGCGCTGCACTTGCTCGAGCCGCAGCGCGAGCAGCGCGACGTGCTGTGCATACTCGGGCGATGAACGCCCCTGCTTCTCGAGCAGGCCTGCGAGCTCGCCGAAGATCAGCTGTGCCAGGTCCGACAGGTGCATCGGACAGATCATCGGCTCCACGCCGTTGCCCGCCGGTACCGGCGCCGGAAGCGCCGGCGCGGGATCCCTATCCTTCCGCGTCGTTCCCGCGAGCTGCTTCAGCTTCGGGTCCTTGCGCTTGCGCCCAGCACCGGAGCGCGCGCCACCTTTAGCCATCGGCTAGAAGCCGCCGAAGCCTTCGCGTTTCATCGGCGACTTTTTCCCTTTTGAATTCGACCGCGCAAAAATTCGTGGCTGCGCTCGGTTTCCGGCATGCGGGCCGGAGACTTTTACCCACCCCCTGGGTAGGTCAGCTCTCGGCCCGCTGAGCCTCCGCGCGCTCGCGTGCTGTCTTAGCGAGGTGACACGGCTTGCAGAGTGGCTGCTTGTTCTCTCGAGCGTTCCACTCGTCGTCGGGCAGGTCATCGCGAATGTGGTCAATCTCTTCGGCCACCGTTATGCGGCCAGCCTCGAGGCAGGCCCGGCACAGGGGCTCCTCAGCGAGGATCTGCTGGCGCTCGCGCTGCAGCGCTCGGCCGCGGGTGCGGCGATGGGCGTTCTTGCCTGGCGTGGACCAGGCCTTCACTGGCTGCCGCTTGACGAAGCTGAACTTGGCTGGCTGCGTCGGCATGCTATCGGACAGGCGTTTCGGTGCGCCTGGTCACCACGTAGGTGTTCTGGCA